ATTATCTGTTTGATTGCATTATTTACTCCGTTTCTAAACCACGTAGATTTAGTATACAGAATTACAAATATTGCAATTAATGCAACTATTGCTCCAATTAAAAATCCTATTGGATTTGCCATAAAAGCTAATTTTATTGCTAATCCTACACTTTTTATTATTCCAATTGCACTTTTTAAAAGTTTAAAAGGATTAAACAGCAATTTTATAATATTAACAGACGATGCAGCTCCCAATTTTAGTCCTCCAAATGCCATTTTGATTGCATTTAAAGGATTAAGCAACTTTAATATAGATATTCCGCCTTTTGAAAAAACACCAACTAAATTTTTACCCAAAGGAGCTAATATACTTCCAAATTTTGATAATCCAGGAAAAACTTTAGAAAAACCTGCCACAAGTCCTCCAGCAGCATTTAATTTAGAAAATACATTTACTACCCCTAAAACAGTCTTTATAAATGGAGTTCCAAACTTTAAGCTTCCTCCTAATCCTAAATTAAATAAAGCAAAAGCACCTATAGCTTTCATTAATCCACTGACCAACTTTGGATTCTGTTTTATCCAAGTCGCTATATTCTCAAGTATTGGTTTAGTTGCTGTCAATAAATTTTTTATAGAAGGAGCTAATGCTAAACCTACATCAGCCAAAGAATTCATTAACTGATTTTTGGCTACCTTTAACTGTGTTCCTAATGTTTTCATACGTTCAGCATATTCTCTTTCAACAGCCCCATTCGCCATTCCCGACTTGGCTTTTGATAAATTTTCTCTTAGCTTATCAGTGTCATTTGCCAATGTTGCTATACTGTTTGCTGCCTGTTCGCCAAATATATTTGTCAGTAGCCCAATTTTATCTCCGGCATGAGAACTCTTTATTTTTTCAAGTACACTTAAAATAGTTCCCTCTGCATCTCTTGCCATATCATGTCCCAAAGTTTCTCCATTTATTCCTAAAAAAGATAAAGCATTAGCTTTCTTCTTAGTGTCTGCTCCTTTTCCGAGTTCCAAATATAACTGTTTTATTCCTGTTGCAGCCACATTTGCTTCTGTTCCAGTAGCAATAAGAGTTGCTCCTAATGCAATATTTGCTTCTTTTGATACATTAGCAGTTCTTGCTACTGAACCTACTCTCTGAGAAAAATCTACTAATTGTGACGCAGTAGAGGCAGTATTATCAGACATATAATTGATAGTATCAGCAAATGAAAACATTTCCTCTTTAGTCAGTCCAAGCTGTTCTTTTGTTTTAGCTAGAAACTGTCCAGCTTCCTGTGTAGTAATATCAAAAGCAACTTTAAGCTGGTTAGCTTTTTTAGTAAATTCAACAAGATTTTCACTTGCTACTCCAGATTGTGCCAAAGATCCAGCTATTTCAAAAACTTCCGGCTGGCTTAAAGGAGAATTATCTGAAATTTCTCTCAATGCTCCATAATACTTCTGTGCTTCATCTCCAAGCATTTTCCTCAAATCTGCCTGTGATTCCTCAACATCCATATAAATTTTTAAAGGTGCTAAAGTTAATGCCCCAGCTACAACTCCTCGTCTTAATAATGTATCTCCATATTGCTGTGCTTTATCAAGAAAAGCCATTCTTTTTTCATGTATTGCCTGTATTTCTTTTAACTTGTTATTTATTTTAAGTTCTTTATTTACTTTTTCTAAACTCTCTTTATATCCTCTTAGAGCATATCCTTCTTTTTCTATAGAACTTCTGGCTGCTTCAAAAACATGCTTTTGTCTTTCTTTCTGTCTATTTAAATCATTTAAAATCCGTTCCTGCTTTTTTATCTGTTCATTAAATAAACTCCCACTGGTTCCAGCTTTCTTTTGAGCTTCCTGTAACATTTTTAACCTTTTAGAAGCTTCACTGTAAGCTTTGTTTAACTCAATCATTTTCTTAGATGCTTTATCCATTTTGTCTAATTTAGTTGAAGCTCTTACCAAATTTTCAGTATTATCTTTTACTTCCTTCAATGCTTTAGATACTTTTGCAAAACCAGCCATTGCTCCTGTTGTAGTAGCTCCAATTATAAAACTTAATTCAACTGCTCTGGACATTTTTTCCCCCTTTCTTATTGATTTTCTTTAAATTTTGTAGTATATTATTAATATAAATTATCTGAAAGGTGATTATTATGAAAAAAATAAAATCTATAATTAAAAATAAAGATAAATATACAATTCAAGAAAAAATATTATTTATAATTGTGGCGAGTATAGCTGTATTAATATTCACTCCATTTTCTGTTATATTTTTTCTTATTCTTGCAGGAATTTTGATTCTGCTAGGTCCAATTGGGTGGGCACTACTGGCTATGTTATGTACGTTTATTTATTCAATAATAAAAGAAAATTCAGACGGCTTGTTATAAGCCGTTTTTTTTATTCCTTACTATTTTCATACCGTACTTCTGCTTCCTGAACTAATTCCTCTGCCCTTATACTCCAGTAATCAGTCAGTTCATATAAGCTACAAGACATTAATGTTTCATAGCTTATATTCAGACTGCTTTTAAAATCATTTTTCATATTCAAGACTTCTAGTAAATCAGTCACTATATCCTGTAATTGTATATTTTGACTTACTCTGTTTCCAAAATCTCTTCCTGATTCATTTCTCCCTCGTTCCCTGTACCTGCAGTAGTCTCTTCTGAATCCGAGACTACTATAAAATTTCTTGCTGCATTTATTAGTTTTATATAATCTTTCCCTTTTAGTTCAAGCAAACTTCCATATTTTATTCCGCTTGCCTTTTCAGCTACAGTAAGTAACCATCCATCTTCAAGTTCTTTTACAGCTGCTCCTTTATTTCTCTTTTTAAATTCACTTTCAGCTATTAACAATTTTTTCCCTGTCAAGCTTTCAAAATCCAATTCAATTTCTGTATATTTTTTCCCATCAAGAGTATACTCTTGATTTAATTTAACTATTTCTGCCATTTTTTACCTCCTAAAACATTCCTAAATGTCTTCTTAACTGATTATTGTCTTCACCATTTATTTCCGCAATATTGTTCAGTACATCTATATAAACTATCTTTTTACCTTTAAATGTTAATTTATAATATGTACAAGCTATATCAATACTTGTTTCAATTTTTGCCCCAGGTTTGGCTTTTAAACCGTCGATAGTTTTAACCATTCCTTTAAATGTTGCATCAAAATCTCCAAGTCCTGCTCCATGAGTAACTTTATCCATGTACTGATAAGCTCCCTTTAACTCGAACATCATAGGTTGCATGTTATTAAGCCCTATCATTGTATCGTCAACGGAATCCATTTTTATTTTTGCTTCAAGTTTCTTGTAATGTCCCATTAACGGAACTTCCAATTCAGCACTTAATCCTAGTTGTTCAGTAGTAACTGTTGCATAATCTATTTTTGGTAGCTCCACTTCTGAAATCCCAGCTAAACTATTAGTTCCGTTGATATATAATAAAGCATTTATAAGCCCATTTGGTATTTTTGTCTGACTCATACTCCTATCCTCCTATTCCTTTTAATTTTTCAGCAAATTCCGTTAATGCATCCACATCATATTTTTTCTTAAATGTCATTGATTTTAATCCTGGAATTATTCCTAACTTTATTATCCAAGTTATATCCCCATTTATTATATTAATGACATCATTATCTGGAATAGATAATTCCGCACTTGCAGATAATAAGTTTTCAGTAGATACTAACGAATTAAGTCTAATATTCATTGCTTTTGTAACAGTTTCTGCCAATTTTAAAGAAAATTTCTTATCCACTCTATCGAAATAACTTATTACAAGCTCATTACCGATATATTTGAACAGTCTTCTTGAATAAGAAAATTTGTCCTTTGGATCAGTTGCTAGCGGATTTTTAGCTGTTTCAGTTCCCCAGTTTCTCCAACCTTTGAAACTGATAGCTGTTATTACTCCGTTTTTATTCAAGAAATTAGCCTGTGTCTCCCTATCCAGTATTATTTCTTCAAAATTTCCCTGTGAATTTTTATATAAAAGGGAATCCATCTTATACTTATAATTCGATGGAGACTGCGAAGGTATCCCATCATTTTCGTTGTCAACAGACATCGATAACGCAGCATAATGCAAGGACTGATAATATCTTTTCCCGGCCAGTCCAATCATTCCGTACAGAATTAACTGATCTTTATCTAATATATTTTTATTGTCTTTCCATTCAGGAATTTCATCATATCTTTTGTCAACTGGGGCATTTATCAATGCGATAGATTCAAACATTCCACCGTTGATATTAGTTGCTTTAGTAGCCATAACTGCAGCAACATCTGATTCATGAGAAAAATCAGGAACATCTATGAATGCCGGAAGTTCTGAAAATTTCAGGAATATATCATTAATTAGTTCAAGTCCTGTCCTTTTCATAGTATTAGTATTATATCCACCTATTGCCTCTGTTTTAGTAACAGCTGACAAATCAGCTTCCTCATACTCAATATCTATCTTTGTCCCAGTTGAAGGTTTAGCATATATTTCAAGTCCTTCTTCTGTCCATACAGTCAGGGCATCAGCTATAGGTTGTGATGTGGTGTTGTCTTTAACTACAAGAGTATCAGTCATTATCTTGTGATTTTTAACTAATATTTTTCCTCCTTTCACTTCCAGTCCCTGTTCAGTTTTCTTTGATGTTTTATGCTTTGATGGGTCAAATATGTTTACAACATATAGAGGACCTACGGCATATAACTCAAAGAATACTTTTATTGCCTGAGAAATTGAAAAATCTAAGTCATAAGTATCTCCAAAATATTCAACAGCTTCCCTGTAGTTAGCAAGTCTCACAAGTTCATTTATTTTTCTTTTATCTTTCTTTACCTTATGAACTGGAGCAGTTCCAACTATGAAATGTCCATAGTCAAGTATTACCGGTAAATTAATATCAGATGCAACTTCTGTCTGATATGTTCCATGCTTATAAGCCATTATTCACTCCCTCCTTTTATTTCTTCTTTTAATTCCTGTGATATTTTTTCAAGGAATAATTCATTTTTTTCATATCCTGCTAATTCTTCAACATTTATCAACAATTTCTCCAGCAACGGATATTTTTTCTTTAGTTCTTCTATTTTTTCTCCGTAATATACGTTACCTTTGACAAAACCGAATTCAGGTAAATCTATATTTTTTCCGAGATAAATATATTTAATTTCTTCGTTCATTCCGTCCTCCTTAATCTATAATTCTTTTAAATGGGTCTATGTTTGATGTTATTGGCTCCGCATAAACAGAAAAAGTTATTCTTGAATAAAAATATGGCTCTGAAGCATCACTGTGAAAAGTCACTTTAAACTCTTTTGTCTGATCAACAGCAAAACTTCCATCTTTGGTACTTTCTTCGAGCATTTTTTCTCTGATGTAGTCTCCAACAGCAAGATTATTTATATAATCCTCTTCCTTTTCTTCCTTACTTCCTATCCATATTTCAAAATCAGCAAAACTGTTATAGTCATTGAAATTTTCTCTTTCCTGAGAAAATTCAACTGCTCTTAAAATTACGAAAGGAAAGTAGTCATTTGTTTTTTTTCCGTTTTCCCGGTCTTCAAAATTATTGGAAGGAAGAAAACCACGATATACTTTAAAGCCTTTATCCTTCACGGTTTCTTCTTCCATAATTTTTTTTAGGAAACAATATAAATATTTTTCTGTATGCTGTATCATTTAATCAATCGCCCCATTTCATGTTCAAATCTCATATTGAATTTCTCTTCTGCAAATCCTTGCAAGTAGTCCAGTATGCTCATTTCTCCTAACATCTGCGGAGCTGATGGTCCTTTTAAACGTTTTATAGGTAAACTTGATTTCCCTGTTCTTACAAATGCTCCTAATCGTCCGTCATTATAGGCTATAAAAGCATTTGGGATATTCTTCATTCTGCTTCCTTTTACTCCAGCTTTTACTCTTTTTTTATTCCTAGTTTTTGGGGCTAACTTAAAATGATCAAGTCCAATAACATTTCCTCTACTTTCGATACTTCCATATAGTGTTGATGTAGTAGCTTTCACTATTTTTAAATCAGCTAACAAATCACCATATTTAATGGTATACATTGCTCTAGCTCTTCTAACTTGTTCCGTCTTAGTCATAGCCAAGCTCCGATTAATTGCCATTGCTGTAACTTTTGGAAGTTTATTTTTTAACTCTGGAAAGTATTCCAATATTTGTCCCAGCTGATCCACATCAAATTTTACTTCTAGCATCTATATTTCCTCATTTCTGACTAAGTCAATCTCATACATTCCCATGTCATGTTTACTAGCCACAACCTCATACTTTATATTGTCCAATTTTAGTGTTTCTCCAGTGTGAGGCTGTAATTTCAGATACGGATTTCCAATAAATAAAGTAAATCCGTTCTGATAAACCCCATCTTCCTGTGTTATGAGCCCATTCTTCTGCTTATTTTGAAACTTTTCTTCATCAATGACACATATTACCTTTCTTCCATTTAAAGTGTGTTCTGTGCCAAATTCTGAAGCATTTAGAAATATATTCTGAATATCATCATCAACTACTTCTTTAAATCCCATAACATCACCTACTATTTTTTCTTATTTACTATTTTCTATTTCTTTTATTATTTTTTTTTAGCTCTTCACTTGTTTCTTCAACATTTTCTGTTGTTTCTGTATTTTCTTCAGAAGACACTACTTCTTCAGTAGCATCTTCATTATCTTCATTATTTTCTGTTATTTCTGTACTGTCTGTTTCTCCTGTTTCTTCTGTCACTTCGGCATTGCCAGTTTCTGTGTCAGTTATTTCAGCTATAAGTTCCCTTTCAAGGCAGTTTTCAGCAACAGATTTTTCTATAATATCTACTTCCTGTCCCTCAG